TTGCTTTGTTTTGTAAAGTTTTTATTGGTAACTCGTTTATGAGTAGCAACGCTGTAAACCCCTGTCAAACCATGCCGCCTAACCCAATCAGTCAACGCCTTAATAAAATCTTCCATCCCTCCGCTTTTCTGCCCCTGAAACTGCGCTGCAACATCGGCCATTTCTTCAGGAACATCAACCTTTCCACCTGTCCCAAATTCCTGAAATGGCGCTTCTGGTGCAGAACAAAATATCGAAACTAATAGCCCTTGCGTGTCGGCATTTTCTTTACCGATACTTTGCCGAATAGTTCCGAGATCAGCCGGTGCGCTTTGCTTCGCATCCAAAACAATTTTATCAGCTATTACATTTACCTGAGCCGATGCGATTCGTGCGGACCTGTCAGATATAGCTAAAAGCTTTTGAATTGTTTCCTGAACTCCATCTATCCTAAACGCTGTCATTAACTTCTTTTTACTCCGAGCATCCAAACAAAATACTGATCATGGTAAGCTGTTTCCTGTCCGTTTTGGAAACTTGCTTTAGCACCTGGCCAGTAAGGTAATACTGAAACTATCGTGTAAGTGTCAGGATTTGTATTATTAGGATCGCTGATGTCCTGAAACACCATATTTTTAGTTGGGTAAAAGCTTGCCCGTTTCCGTATCTTCAAAAAACGGTCGCCATTCATAACGCTGGCACCGGCCTCGATTGCAAATTGATGGTATTGGCGAATAGGTTCTAAAGCTCCCCATGTAGCTGTATGGTCGCCGTCTTTAGCATCCGGTGAAACATTAGATACAGGTGTTAAAGTTGTAACAGATCCACCGTATTCATTTTGGGTTGCAGTTTCAACAAAAAACCGTATTCGCTTATTAAATAATCCAGGATTCATCTTTTAAAAATAAGTTGACCGCATGTAAGGATTTAACAGCATTGATATATCGTTCGGCATGGATTCTTTTGTTGGAATCCTGTTTTCCATTACTTCCGTAACCAGAAGTTTAATCGCATAAACGATAGCATCAGGAATTTTAGAAGTGTCGGCATAACCTACATCGAGCGTAATCGTATTTAGATAGTTTACTGCCGGGCCTGTGTAATAAGAATAATCGTCAGCGTAAAAGTCCTGAACAGGCTTCTTAAAAGTAAAAGCCCACCGCAGCGGAAGTTGCTCTAATTTGTAAACAGAGGGATACCCATTCTGATCAATTACGCTGACGATATTATTTATAGGATACTGAAAAGCATCATATTTAACCGTACCTACCTGAATGACTTCTTGTCGTTCATATAGCCTGTAATTGGTTAACTGTTCAACAAGGTTAACCATACCATAAATTGCAAGCGTAATTGTGCTGTCCCAATCCGGGAAATCAATTGCTAAGTAATCTTTTGCATCCGCAAGGGAAAGCACATCTAATTGTGTTGCCATTATTTAATTTTTAATAGCCAGTCGTTTAAACTTTTAACGTTTGGTTGTGGATCGAGTTCAATCGCACGTTTTAAAGCACGTGCAGATTGCTGGCTGTAATAGCCGGAATCACTCATTAGCAGTTGAAGAATGTCGGTGTATAAATTTACATCATTTCTATCAATATAAATACCACAATGTGATAAATTTTCTTTTAGTCCGGGTGTTGGTGAGCAAACAACGGGAATACCCATACAAATAGCCTCTGTAGCTGCTTGTCCGTAAGTTTCAAACTCTGATGGTGCAACTAATATTTTTGTTTGCGATAAGTAGCCTGTTATATCTTCCCTGTTATCTACGTAGGTTAAATTGGGTAGTTCTGCTGTGAATTGTTCGCCGTATGTTTTAGGTCCCTTGATTCCTAAAAACTGATATTCCGGCATACGTTCTGCAAGCTTTATAAAAATCTTACCGCCTTTGTTTTCGTTGCAGTTTACCAATGTGATGTATTTTCGCTTACTGGCCGGAGATGGAGTAAAGTTCCTGTAATCAATGATTGGCGGCAGAACGAACGACGGATGGGTAAAATTAACTTCACGTTTTAGATATTCTGAATTGTAAATAATCCAGGTGTTTTTATTTGATGGTTCGTTAATCGGGTAGCTGCGATGTTGGTTGTGGCTGATGAATACAAGCGGCTTTTTAAACTGGTGTGCTTTGTTGTAAGCATATGCGGTTCCGAGTAATTGCGTGATCACTAAATCACACCAATTTAACAGCCCCGAATGAGCTGCCCACATTGTAGATAAATTTCCCTGCGGAATACATTCTATTCCGTCATAAACGTAGGGTTGTTCAGCGTAAACAATGGCTTTAAACTCGTGACCGTATGGCTGCAAAGCTTTTACCATGTTATGCAGGTATGTTTCGCCTCCAGCGTTAAAAAAAGGCTTGTAGTTGTGGGGAATGAGTAATATTTTCAAGGCTTATCTGTGAAAAATGAAACATTTATTAGTGAATAGATAGTCGCTGTACTCAAATTCCCGTTCTCCCCAGATGCCACGCTTATAAAGGTGAACCTGGATATTTAACTGCATCAACTCAATTAAATAGTTTAAGCTTGAATTTGCCATGTGAATTTCAGAAGCTTTCTCAACTACTGCCAGCCAATCAATCAAAGTAAAGCCCTCAATCGGCCTCATTTCGATTTGTGGTAAGTTCGAGTTTATTTCAGGTGTTATTTTATGCTTAAATTCATGCCCGAAGAAACGATTAACCAAAATGAAGTCTTTCGGTAGGTTTAAAAGGTTAATTAGCCTGTTTTCGCTGGCGTAGTCCCGTTTCCAGTAAAGATTGCGCCACATTAAATAATTATGCCCGTAAAGGTCATATTTTGACCGCATACAAAAGCGAAGATCCTTTTTTAGTATTTCCGAAGCCCAGCGATAAGGCAATACAACGCCATGAGGTGTGTTATTTGTCGCCCGGATTTCGTAGTTAATATCAACTTCTTTTTTACTTACAAAGTTTATATCAGGAAAGTGTTTTTTGATATTTAGGTACTGATCTTCAATAGGCCATAGAACAGAATTACCTTCATGCATCAATGCCCTTGCCATCGGAATTAAAAACAGAATGTCCCCCAGCGACAAAAATTGATTGAAAATATATTTTTGAGTTTTAACCGGGACTCCAGGCGATTTTCGCGGGTTAGGTCCGTGTACACCAAACTGATCAGAAAGTACCTTATTCGGCTGCAAATAGCCCTCAAATGAAAACTTTTCCGCTACGTGCAAGGGTGCGAACTTCATTCCGTGTGCTTCGAGTTCTTTTCGGTAGGTTCGGCAAATGTGGTGATCTTCCGGATGCTTTTGTTTTACGATTGTGCTAACCAATTCCATCAGTCTTTTTGACCGAAGCGAAAAGCCTCCATTCCCCACATCGTAACCATCTGTATAATGCCAGGGAGCGCCGATGTAGTCATATTGCGTCCAGCTATCATCCCACGCTTTCCAGTTATTTACAAATCCATCATGTTGAAATACCAAAACATGCGAAGTGTTAATATTTTTGTGCATTTCATCAATACACCATTCGCTATATTGCTCTTTTGAATTGATATTCGGGTGCAATACCTTTACTTCTCCAAATCTGATATACTCAGTGCATTTTTTTAAAGCAGGTTTTACCCGTTCAGGATTGCTGTCGACACAAAGCAGTGTAACATCGGGTAAATCGTAATAAAAAAAGTCGTCTGCAACGTCCGGCTGTTCGGTATGGTTCATACTACTATCAAATCCGATGTGCTGGCAGATGCTTTCTTTTAGGCAGTAAGCGCCACCTGCATTTATACAAGCGTTATGGTCCCAGTTGCCGACAATGTTTAAAGCAGGTTTGACAAAATTATCATATGCCTGTTTGTCGATACAAAAGTTTATGCCGCCAACAGACTGTTTAAGATATAAGCTTTTTTCTTCGCTGATAATATGATGCCTTTCGGTTCCATTAGCATTTCGCGTTGTTGAATGAAACCCTGTTAAAAGCTTACCGGGAATTTCCTTATAAGCCTGAATTAATTTCAATACCCCGTCAGGCTTAATTATAGCGTCGCTATCGAAGTTTATAACTAAATCTAATCCTAACCCAAAGAACAGGTCAAAGCCGTAAATTAGCGCACCTCTGATGCCTACATTCTCTTTTAACAGGACTTTTCTAACCGGGTTTTTATGAGTGAAGTTATTTATAAGGTTTAGCGTTTGATTGTTATTGCTGGCATCGTCGATAATCAGAATTTCTGCACTTTCAGGAAGCATAACTCGTTCAAGGCTCCATAAACATTCTTTCAAATATTCGGGCCTGTTATAGCAGCAAATTATAACTCCGACTTTCATGCTTTATTGATTCGTTTTTCAATACCTCTAACAAATTTCACCTGGCATAACCTAATCAGTTTCTTTTCGTCAGCCGGACTGATGTCTTTTCTTTCAATAGCTACATCTTTATGAAAATAAACGCCACGATATTTAAGTGATGCTATATAGAAAACCTTTCCTGCAGGCGCAATTTTTCCTTTGTAAACTAAGCTTGGTGTAACCTTTACTAAGGAAGGTTCAATGAACTGATAACCCTTCCCGGCTAAATGGTAGCGAATGAGCATCGCTAATACTTTTTTAAACCATTTTATCATTTTACAAGTAGGATTTAAAATTAGTTCTTCCAGTTCTTGTTATACTTGATTCAGCAAGCAAAAACCTGCCGTATCTAAAAAAGAATGTTGTATTTGATAATTCCCTTTTAGGCTTTTTAGATGTCCGCTGAATAACTCTGATTTTAATTTTTGATGTCATTGTGCGTTCCCGGTTATATCAAAGGTGAATCGTTCACTTGGTGGTAAATCACCGAGTTTTGTTTTGGGATCGTTGCTTTTGCTATCGCTGTAAATAGACTTTTCAGCAACAACAATAAAGCTGTTATTTAGATCAACACTACTTAAAAAAACCTTGTGGCCTTTTGATTTGAGATAGTCCGCTATTTCGGTGCCAGTGAATTGGTGAACGTGCTTACGGTTGCTCCATGTCTGCCAGTATTCTTGTGATACATGCGGCAGATACAAAAACAGAATACCGCCAACCCGTAAAACGCTCATCCAATAATCCAGAACATTCATCCAATTTTCTTTAACATGTTCAAGGCTATGGGAACTATGGATGTAATCAAATCCCTCGCCTCCGTAAACTGGCAAATTCATCGCATGAAACTGAGGGTTTATTGACGGCTCGATACCTATAGATCCCGGATACTTCCATTCTTCTTTGGAATAGCCAATATCTAAGCCGTGAGTTAAACCTTTGAGTATTTCGTCAGCGAATGGTCTGCACCACCTCGCAGCGTTACCCGTAGCCTGAAAAGACGGATAAACTTTGCCGTTAAATTCAATGCTTTCCAAACCCATTAATATTCACGTTTTTTAGTATGTATGCCTTTTTTATACCCCGTCTTTTCGATTAAGGATGTTTCGATGTAGTTATTTACCGATCTGTTTTCTTCTTCGGCTTTTTTCTTAACTACTTCCTTTAGTCCCTTATCGAGTTTTAACGGTGTGTATTCTTTTTGGTCATCTGCCATAGTGTTACTTTTGAAATATTTTAGTTCTAAAAAAGACCGGGATTTTAACCCGGCCTTTCCCCAACAAACAATTAATCAACTATTAAGAGTGTTTCCACTACCCAAATGCTATTAAGATTGATAGCCTGAACCAGAGATGTTAACGCGACAGAATGCGCCACCTGCACCACCGTAGTAAACTGGCAATGCTACACGACCCTGAACACGAACAGTAATCTGATTGTATTGTGCGTTTGTACCGTCTTGCTCGAAGAACTCAACAATAGGATCTTCACGTAAGAACAACTGCGCACCATTCTGCCAGTCACCCAACAGAGCTTCACCCTGAGATATTGCAGTAGATTTGTAAACCGGAATATCATTGATATGCAGGATACCGTTTTGCAAACTAACAACACCTAAACCTGGCAGCGAGTAGATACCGGCAGTTGAACCAGAAGATTGAGTTAACAGGATTGAAGACCAGTCAATCGGGTGCAACAATATACCTGTAACTTGCAGGTTGTTAGTTTCAACATAAGCTGCAGCATCAATCAACATTTCGACAGGCTTAGTTTTAGAACCAGCGTAAGCGAATGAGTTAGCCGAGTTAATCAAACCAGTTAAGTTTGAACCTGAGCCGTTACCAGTCAAAAGCTGAGTATCTTCAGCAAGCAAATATTCCTGTAACAAACGATCAGCAATCGAAGCACGCAATGCAGTGATGTCATCAAGTGATTTACGGCTGATTTTCAAGAATGCCGAAATGTACTGGCTTGGAGCAAGTGATTCGATAAAGTTAAAATCGATCTGGTTGATCTGAGCGTTTTCTGCTACCGACATAGCACCAGTACCATCAGTTGAAGTCATCTTCAAGAAGTGGATATCTGATGCGGTCATGCGGCCTGTTGCGATAATGTCACGAACGTGAATTTTACGCTTCGGAATTGGCAGGATACCAGGAAGCAATTCGGCACGAGCAACGTCAAGACCTGAAATGCTCGATAAGCCCATAGTGCTAACGGTTTTCAATTCCAATTTAACGCCAGCGCCTTTTTTACCGCTTGCAAGTTGTTTGAAACCATCCAAAGCCTCCGGAGTTGCCATTTGCTCAAGCAATGAATCCTGAAAAGAAACACCTTTATTCTCATTAGCTTTGCCGATTTCTTTGAAACGGTTAAGCTGAGTTAAAGCATCTTCGGTTTCTTTGTTTTTAGCCTCTACTTCGTCGCGCAAAACTTTGATCTTAGTTTCAGCATCTTCGTTTACCTTTTTAACAGCATCTTCGATTAGCTTTTTAGCTTTTTCTTCTGCTTCTTTAGCGGCTTCTTCCTTAGCCTTTTTTACAGCGGCATCGCCCAGGCTATTCATGTTCTTTTTATAACCTTTGATTTCTTCGGAATCCGAATCCAAAATGGTTAAAAATTCACCGAGCATTCCATCGGTATTAAATTTCGATGCGTTAAGCACAAGGCCACCGATCATCAGGAAACCAAAAACACCCATCGCAACAAACGGCGATTGTGTAGCGGCACCCACAAATAAAGAAAACGCCACCGCAAAAAACAGGGAGTTTAATATTTTAATGGTTTTCATTTTTGTTAAATTTTTTTGATTACAGATTTATTTTAATTGACGCTATTGCTCCAATCGCTCCTTTCGGCTTACGCTTCGTAACAGTGAAACTCTTAGTAAACATGCACTTGCAGTAAGGACATTCCATTTCCGACGAATCGTCGTCAACATCCATGTCTTTATTACATTCAGGGCAGCTCACCGTCATCATCTTCGGCTGTTCGTTTTCAGTAAGTGACTTTTCAGATTGACCCAATAAATATGTTTCCCTTTGCAACTGTTTAATTGCAAATTCTAACCGTTCATAAGTTTCGTCCCGTAAATTTCCAGAGCGAAGTGTTTTAAATATTTTGCTTTCAAGATCAACAAGCTCCGCAGGTGTCATGCTTTTGAAGCCCTGAAAAGGTGTATCTTCATTAGCACCCAAAACCACCGCTGATCCTTCATAAAGTTTTACCTCTAATATTTCCCGGTACCAGGTCTGCCAATCGTTTTCATCCGGCATAACTGTATTGTATTTCACCGTTTGAAAACCTACCGAGTTCTGAATCATCAATCCGGCTGCCATCAGCTTTAAAGTATCCTCAGCGAATGATGCTCCCGATGTTACAGGGATTTCAGCATAAAGACCTTTTGAATCTTCCTGCAATAAAGTAGGCTTGCCTAATGGGTTTTCCCAGTTGTGTGACTTTAAGTAAAATATCTTATTAGCCCCTTGCGGGCCGTTTTCGGCTATTGACTTTTTGTAGCATCCCTGCACCATTATGTCGTCGTCGAAGTCTTTATTATTAAAAGCACTCCAATAACAGGAAACAATACGGTTTTTAAAATCAATGTCCTTGATTTCAGCCGAAGCGTTGTTAATGCTCTTAAATTCAAGAAACTTTTTAGGCACTTCTACAATGCCCGTTTTGCTTTTAAGAAAATTACCGTTTGGAAGTGTCATAGCTATACCTCAATAAAATTAGATTTATTTTCATCATTGTGAAAAATTATCGTGTTGCACTATTGCAAATACAAATGCTTGTAATTACCTTTACTTGACCTAAATAGTTGAAGATTACGCCTTTGTTTAGCTGTTGGTCATTTTGGTAAAAATATCAAACATGAAAATTTTTTAGCCTATGACTACAGACGAGCTAATGGGAATTATTTGCACCGAGCCGAAGTTTTATGCAGGTGTAATGAATCACAGTACTGCGTTTTCAATTAAGCGCCGTTGGAAGAACGGAACCGTAAAGCAAAGCACCTTAATATGGTTTTTTGCAAAGTTTGGTTATGAACCTGCTGAAATTGAATGGCAGATAATTAAAAAGACAGCATGATTGATACAAAATCACTTCGAGTAGGGAATATCGTAAATCAAACAAACATTTGTTATACAAATGGATATTACCCGGTTATTGTCGATAGTGTTTGCGATTACGGAATAAATGTCGAACCCAGTTTTGAGGTATCGCTCGATTGGGATAGGGAAGATAATTTAGAAGGCATTGAATTAACACACGAATTACTACTTTCAAATTTTTTTGAATCGGAAAAAGGTATTTTTCAACATTCAGAATTAAACTTTTTTTTAACTCATGGTTTTGAATTTTGGATTGGGCAATACAATGAGATTGATAAACAGTTCCCTATAAAAACTTTAAAGTTTATTCACGAATTACAGAATTTAACTTTTGAATTATTTAATCAGGAATTACCGTTTAGTGTACCGGAGGGTAAAATCAATAAGACTGAATCAAAAGATATGATTCGCGGTATTTTTGCTTCATTTGGTCATTAATTCACATTTTTTAACAAAAAATCATTAACAATGGGATTATTTCAGGCATTTAGGCCACAAAAACACAAATCGGTAAAAACCCTTGTAAAATTTGAAGATATTTTGTTAAATGTCAACAGAATTAAAGAAGATGATAAGCTTAATGATTTTGATGTTGAAAAGGCTCGTTATTTGGTTTTGGAAGCCGAAAGATTGGCTTTAACAATAAATGCCAATCAAGTAAATACTTTATTGGATAACATAAAAAAGAATGCTAAATATGGCCATCGGTTTATAAGAACATTTCATTCCGAAATTAATGAAGCCGGATTAGAATACATTAAAAGCTTAGGTTATTCTGTTTCGGAAGAAGTATATCAACGCCAACATTTTATAAAAATCTCATGGTAAGTGCGTAACTTGCACGAATGTTGCCAGTTGACTTCAAAGGTTCAAATTATCAAAGCGAAATTCCGGCCCGATTTGAAAAGGATTGTATCCCTATTCCGGGAATGAGGGGAATTGATAAAGAAGGCAACCCGTACATTTTAATGCAGTTTCAACCCAGTAAGGAAGATATTGAAGCGATATTAGCAGGCAGTCCGATTTGCATCGCAATCTACAACCACAAAATAACATGCCCGATGGCTGTTTATACTTATGATGAAAATTTTCAGGTGAATATTTAGGCAGCTTTTAGTATCGGCAGCCCGTTATCATCAGCCAGTGGAACCATCGCAACACAACACCGGCAGTTAATAACGTTACCCGGTGATCCAGACAAATCCCCTGGATAACTCAATAATTCACCACCGACATCAAACTGATCAGTTAAAGAGATAGCAGGTTCACCGTCCATTTCTGCATGAGCTGGCCTTGTGTTTGCATCAACAATCGGAATCCATATTTTGCCGACTAAATAATCTGAACTATCTGCCGCAAGCATTGCGCCTTGACTGGCCGCTGCCGTTGATTCGGTTCTTGCGATTGTTAGCGCCCTCGACCTCGTAAAATCGTCGCTTTGTAAAGTGTTAACCAAATAATCCGCTGTTTGGCTTTTCGTTAAGCCTTGCGCCTCTGCTTCATCGAGTGCCTGAGCAATCCTGTCTTTAGTAGTGTCGCTAACATTCTTTACCCGTTGTGCGCTATCAGTCAAATAAAAGTGTTGCATTAACTTTCGCCAAACTGCACTAAAAAAACCTAAGTCCTTTTTACCTGCTATTTTTTGAATCCATTTATAGATAAATTCCGCATGTTGAACACCTACTTTAACATAACATTCCCGGTATGCGTGCTGGATAGGTGAAATAGTAATTAGCGCAGATAAATGAGTTTTAAGGTTTTCAGATCCGTTTGCTTTTACAAAATCAATAACTGGTTTTACCTGCTGCTTTAATGCGTTTTGAAATAATGTAATAACAGAACGCTCATACTTGTGATGCGTTCTTTTAAACTCCTTAGCGAACTTGTCACGGTCGAAGTCTAAAACATTATCATAGTTGTGGATCATCCTCTTTAGGATTCGGTTCTACTGGTGCCGGGCTTTCTTTACCTGCTGCTGCTGTTATCTCATTATCAAATGAAGCTGCATCACGAAGTAATACTTTATTGCTATCAATAAACAATTCGTCTGTTCCTGCAAGTGTAGATTTACCAAAGCCCTGAACTTCTCTCTTTTCATTGTAAGTAAGCCAATCAGATTCAGCCAGCCATGCAGCTATTTTCTGCTGATCTTCTTGCATTTCGGGTAAACTGGTAGTATCAATGATAATTTCGTAAGATTTACCCGTTTGCGCACTTTTAGCATTAAGATTCGCGCACAATGCCCGTGTAAGCATGTCACCGAGTTCGTTAGCCTCCGGCATGATAGCATTGTAGATAAACTGCTTCATTGCCCACTGCATATTATTGTCAGTGCTAGCCTCTTGCGAGTTCATTAACTGAATAGGAACGTTGTAAGCGTTGCAAATATCTTTTTGATCCCAATCTAACGATTCAAGTAATTGCAATTCTACGGATGGCAATCCGATTTGCTGCCAGTTTAATGGTCCGCTACTTACAAACAAACGATCAGAAATAGAATCCCCCATTTTAGCCCGTTTAACTTGCTCTCTTAAATCGTCCCTTTGTGCTGATTGTAAAGGGATACCATCTTTACCCGGACCAATAAAACCAAGAACGCCACCGTTTTTAGCTTGCCTTGAAAGTTCCTCCCTTGTTACCTGGTTTTTGTACAAAGTAATCAAAAACGGCTTTAACGGTGACATACCGTAAAGCTGCGAACCGATAGAACGATAATCCGGGTTGAACGTTTTGCTATGTACTACCTGATTTGCTGTAAATGCGATATTTTCACTTTGGTAATAATGGCCTTGTCCGACTAACCTATAACCTTTAACCGGCTGCCACGGTCCACCTGAAACAATCTCGATGTAGTGAGAAGGCAAAACGAACATTTCATTCCACATTCCTTTTTCTGGATTCGGTCCGTTTAGGTAAGTGTAAGTATTTCCAGTTATCAGTTTAAACCCGGCCCAATTCTTAACCCAATCGCTCCAAGTTTCGTAAGGATTAGGTTTATTGAGCATTTTGCTTATTGTTGGTTCGTAAACCTTTTTAAGCGATTTAATTTCGATAAGCTTTGCCTGGTATTGCGCTTTTATGTCGGGTGAGCTGATCAGATTTTTGTATTTCCTGATTTGTGCGACATCTTCACTTGCAACCTCGTAAAGTACCGGAGGACACATTGCAAGCTTTTGATTGATTTTATTAATACAGATGAAAACGTCCGGCGTACTCATA